TTTCAAAGTTTAACTTTTCCAGTCTTTTTTGCTATAAAATCTTTGGGATTTTTGCATTTTTCGTTTAAAAGAATCTTTGTTTTTTTATGTACATTTTTAATTTCTGTAATTATTATGTTGTTTTTTGAATATTGCTTGTTTTTGTTAACTCTGCAAACAATTGGAACAGAACCTTTTTTTAAAATTTCTTCCACTTTATGTCGGTGCTTTTCAAACCATGTATAGTACCAATCTTTAGTCAAAGAAAGGGGCCTGTCTCTTTTTTCGTATTTCCTAGAATTAACCTTAATGTTCATCCAAGTTGTCTGCTTATAGTAATCAAATGTCCCATATTTTTGAACTCTTAAATGCTGTTCCATTAGGTCATTACCACCATACATGTGCTGCGGTATAGAGAGTTTTTAAACTGATCGTAGTCAACGGGGTCAGACAGAACATCTGGGTACCTAGATCGATCCCACCCGTCTGGGTCAATCACCATGTATTTGACATTTTTAATGTCAATATCTTTATCATTTACCCCGAGGAATACAACCCCCTCATCTTTTGCCCAATCTAAAGAACTTTTCATTACTTTTTTCATTCTGGTATCCACCATACAATAGTTACGGGCGTTTTGTCTAGTATTTTTTTTAAAAAAAAGCTCTCGTACTGCCCTGTTATAAATTTTTCAACCGAAAGAGAATAGGTCTCCCCATTTAAAATCAAATTGCATTCTGGGGTCCAAAAATACAGTTCTCCATTTGAATCTACGGCCAAAACAGTTTTTCCATTTATTGTTTTTCGAACCAAAACCCCATCGGCTTCATATTTCCGCATTTGTTTTTATGCTACAATAAAAATCATGTCATTTCTAGATATTATTAAAAAATTATTTTTAAGCTCTTCAAAAAAACCCAAACCAGCCGTTACGGAACAAGCCATTATAGAAACGCCGCAATTTACTTCTGTGGAACCCAAGAAAAACGGGTCTGTTTTGGCAATCAACCAAAAGGGCATTGATCTTATTAAGAAATTTGAGGGGCTTGTTTTAAAGCCCTATTTGTGTGCTGCGGGGGTACCTACTATTGGGTACGGTTCAACATTTTACGAAAATGGGGTAAAGGTAAAAATGACAGATAGCCCAATCACTAAAGAAAGGGCGGAAGAACTTCTTAAAAATACTCTTAAAAAATTTGAAAAGGAAGTTGCGGAAATTCTTCAGCCGGCAATTTCTTCTGGGGTCAAAATTAACTCTAACGAGTTTTCGGCACTAGTGTCTTTTGCATTTAACGTGGGAACAGCAGCCCTTGCAAAATCCACACTTATTAAAAAACTCAACGAAGGCAAAAGCAAGGAAGAGGTTGCCAGTTTATTTATGGCATGGAACAAAGCTAGAAATAAAAATGGCGAACTTGTCCCATTAGAGGGTCTTACCCGAAGAAGAAAAGCTGAAATGGATTTGTTTTTAGACAAGGAATTAGTTTAGTCTGATTTTTTGCTTCCCATCATATCGGTTGGGATAAAAAGATCACAGTCTTCGCAAATTTTACCTACTTCATTTAGGCCCGTGTACGGTTTTGTGTAAAAATGTCGGCAGCTATCCTGTATTTTTTTAATATCCGCGTAGGCATTTTCCAGTTCTTTTTTTTCTTCTTTACTTAGAATGTACTTACCTGCATATTTTTTAAGAACAGCCTTAGCCTTTTTTAGAGTTTCAATTTCAGTTTTGGAAAGCATTTTACATTTCTCTTATGTAAATTTCCGATCTTATTTGGCAGATTTTAACATATTCAGATACAACTTGTTGCGGAGTCTTTCCTTTAGGTCTTGTGTACATATCGGTCTGAACAAAAATCATAAAAGAGTCAATACATCCCGTGTAGAATGCAGATTTCCTCATTTCCGTGATATGAGTGTCTTTTCTCGAATTAGATGAGACGGGCCAAGATAACAACACTGCAAATAAAATTAAAAAAACAAACCTCATATCATACCTCGTTCTTGGAATTTCCCGAGGACCCAAACGTGGCTGTAGTTGACAAAGAAGACCCAATTTTTTTTGATGCCTTTAAATCTTCTTGTGTTACAGCAGAAGTCTCGATTTTAGGAACTTTCGCGGAAACCAAGAGAGATCGCTTTTGGGTCAAAAGATATTCGCGAAGTTCTTTGTTGAATTTTTTAAATGCATTTTTGTCTGACAATAGAGATTCTGATTCGCCCGATTTTTGAACGTATTCTTCGAAAATAGAATATCCGTTTTGTGGGTAGCCTGAAATTAAAGATTGAGCGTTTTCTTGGCTAAAAATTTCGTTCAAAATATTGATATTAGTTTTCATTTGTGTCTCCATCTGTTTTTTGCTCAAACTTTTGAAATTTTTCTGCATTCCAAGAAAGCTCGTTTTCTCTCTCGTCTAATTTTTTCAATATTCGGGCAAGGCCAGCTTTACATCTTAAATAACTTTTAGAAGCCCTAATGGGGTCGGAATGAACAATTGAATTTGATATCATCAGATCGTTATGAATCGATATAAGACCCTCATTGATAATTGAGATCAGGGCAACTATATTTCTGGAGTCTTTTATGTCCATTATTTATCCTTTAAAAAATCAACAATTGCTTTTAGGGACACCGCTACGGAGAGCGGACGACCCGGCCTAATCTCCTTAATTACCCCGACAAGATCTCCTTTGTAGTCAAGAACGGGAGACCCTGAGCTGCCATAATAAGCCTGATTAGACAGATACATCTGCTCTCTTGTTTGCATACAAGTTATTACCTCAATTAATTGTCTGGTCCCCAAAAAGAAATCGATCAGATATCCCCGTTTGTAAAGAATAGAATAGTCGACACCTAATTGTTCACATTTTTTTAATGGTATATTGGGTCTAGTATATTGCTCTGGAACGTATGCAATAACGCTTCCGTCGCGAAAATAATAATCAATATTCAGCATACGACCTAGTACAAATGTCTTAGAACCACTAGATGGCGCGCTTTCTGCAACGTCAATTCCGCCAGAAAGCTCTACAGGCGCATAAAGCAGGCAAAGATCTTCATGTTCGTAAATTTCAAAAATTTCTGTTTGAAACCAAACAACTTTCCCGTCATCCTGTTCTTGTATCAGAAACATTGGTTTTCTTGTTTTCCGACTAAAAGAATCTGGCATGAATTCAAGAGAGTTAAGAATCGGATCGTATTTTTCCTCATCAGAGCAAACATGGGCATTGGTCATTATGTAAGATTTACCTGAAGGGGTCTTAACAAGAAAAGCGGTGCCCCCAGAATTTCCTTGTGGTTTATTTGAGATTTTAAAAACATTAGATTTTCTGTATTCGTTAATTAGCTTCAAATGCAAATTTTCGCTTGATGAAACTAGGGCAAAAGAAAGCAAAATACCGGCAATTGGCACAATTAACGCAGCTAACTTAAGCACTCTCCATGACAATTTTAAAAACAGGGCTGTAAGTTTTGAAAAAACATGAAAAGATAAACCTAAAACAAGAGCTACAGCGACTCCTATAGCATTAATTAGGGCTTTCAATGTCCGAAACAGGGTTAGAGACTTGTTTTTCAGCGTTACCAGTTTTTTTAGTTTCTTTTTCATTCTTCTTTTCTTCTTTCTCGACCGACATTAATAGAATTGGATCTTCCTTCAAGGCCCTCTCCATTAAATCTTCAAATTTCATAACGCCAGATCCACAAGCCTCTTCAAGCTTCTGTCCGGGTCCGTACATTAAAGATTTCGACAGGTCTGTCTTACTATAATACCAGTTTCCTGTTTGGCCTAACCTATTTTTTGCAATAAAAAGATAAACTCTTTCGTGTTTTTTGTCCTCTTCCGACCTGTTTAGGGTAATTACGTTGTCGGCCAGCTGGGCGACCCCGAACGCTTCGGAAACCGAATCACTGTCAATAAAGTCTTTCCCTTGCTTGCTTTGCCTATACCCATCCCTATTCGTTTGAATTGGCGCAATAACGTGGCAGTCAAGAGACTTGGCAAGCAAACTGAACTGATCGTAAACATACGCAATAATATCCCTTTTTTGAAGGCTTTTGCTGTTGTAGACACGACTTAGAAGTTTAGCGGGATAATCATCAATAACTAGATCAAAACCCCTCCCGTCTTTTGCAATTTCTTTCTCATGCAGAGACTTAATAAGGTCAATTACGTCTTCAACATACATTTTGCCAAGTTCAATATAATGCCTATATTTCAAGTACTTATTGATAAATTGGCCCTTCATCGCAAGTTTTTTGTGCTCGTTGGGATCCGCAATCGCCCTAGAGATCTGCTCGGCGTTCATGTTAAAAACGGCTTTGTAAATTTTGTCTTTTACTGGCTTTTCATCCTGTTCGTGCGTAATAATTAAAACCTTTTTACGGTCCGCAATTGCATGGCGGGCCATAGTAACGATAAGGGAAGTTTTACCTGCGTTTGTGGGACCGACCAAAACAGTCATTAGTTTTCGAATTAAACCGGGAGACTGATATCTCTTGCCGTCCATCTCATAGCTACGTTTGCCAACCAAAAGCGAGTCAAACAGTGCAGAACCTGTCGATATTCCATTTTTAAAGTCCTCTTCCTGTTCGGTATAAAAAGATACGGGGTCCGAAAAGTCAGCAAGGCGGTCGTCCTCGAAAGAGGCTAATTCGATTTCGTTTGATGTTTTTTTAATCCAGCTGATTGCGCTGTAATAATTACCTTCGTTAAACTTTGTAGAGGCTGTTTTCATCTCGTCAATAAAACGAGAAATTTTAAGCCATCCCGTCATCTCCTTGGAGATAATATCGACAGAAATCTGTTGGGCCCCAGCTTTACACCGATCAAATACGGCTTTGTATCTTGATGCTTCTTGGGGATCTGGAATCGACAAAATTTTTAGGGCAACGAACTCAGAAACGGTCGGCATTCTATGAATTTCGTCATAAAGACCAAAAAATTCCGAACACAGTGTATACAATCTCGGGTTTTGGAACCAGCTGGGTTTTAAATGAGTTCGGCATTTTAAAAAAAACGCATAGTTAGTCACCATGTGACCAAACACGGCTTCTTGCCAAGATTCAGAAAAAACCCTAGATTCTATCTTGGCCCGTTCCGATGCGCCTTGTTGTTTTTTTTCGTCTTGATTCATAAATTATCAATTTCTGAGTCACTCAACACCACAGGTGGCATCTGAAAATTATCTAAAACTCCCATTTGAACAAGAACAGAAAGGACACCATAAGTAAAACTTTCACATAAAAGATTATCATTATGAGTAATTGCCTTATTTTCTATATAATATTTTGATGAAATCTCTTTAATTTTTAAAATGTCTTTTGTTGAAATTTTGAGGTTTTTAGTGTCCATTGTTTAATTATCCTCAAAATTCTAAAACAAGTCTAGTGTTAATTTTTTCTGGATTTAAAAAAGATTGTACACACTCGTCCTCTGTGCACTCTCCAAAATCCACTTTAGCATCTGGTTTGTTTTTTAAAATCCTATCTTTAGCCGCAGGCTGTGGCTCAATTATATAGCTTTCTTTTCCGACATATTTTGCGTATTTTTTTAAAACAAGATCTCGGGCATCGTCATCTAAAGCCCAATAAACTTTTGTGCAGGGGTGGTCCACGATCATATTTAATTGGGTTGTGCTTATGTCTTTGCCCATTGTGGCGACAAAATTCCCAAGCTTATTAAATTTCATTGCATCAAATGGACCCTCGCAAACAATAATAAAATCTTTATCCTCAAGCTTGTCGTAGAACATTAGATGTTTATCTCTGCGAAATCCAATATTGTTTCTCATTCGATCTGCATGATCCACTGGGTCAATGGATCGAGCTTGCCAGCCCGCAATGGCCCCATAACTGTCACGAATAAAGAAAACAATCCTTCTTTGTTTGGTACAGTAAAAAAGGCCCAACTTTGTGGCAAGATCTAAAGAAATTCCCCTTTTCTGGCAATAGTCCGCCCCATCTTTAGCTTCTGGTCTGGAAATAGGAATAAATGTCTCGGGTATTTCCAGTTCAAACTCAAAGCCCGAAGATTCCGTCTCCTTTAGTCCGAAATTAAATTTTATAATTTTGTCTTTTTGATGAGCGTCTTTGCCAGTGAGCTCTTTTTTGGCCATCTCAAAAGAGATACCCTTAATTGCCGCATAAAGCTTAATGGACCCACCGCGAAAACCACAACTAGCTGAATAGCATTTAAAATATCCTTCATTTTTTTCCAAATGAAGCTTCTTAGATCCGCAGTTTGGGCATTTCAAAATAATAGAGCGGGAAGTCTGCTTAATAAGCAGACCTTCCGCCATTGCATAATCAAAAATCTGGCTCACAAAGTTATTCATTTTTAGGAATCAGATGGACATTGCCCGTGTTTGGGAAATTAATTATCAGGCCGAGATCCGTGTGGAAACAATTTATACCATCAATAAAATTCCCAAAAAAAGCTTTTGCAATCCCCTCACAAATAGAGATCTCCATCTGCTCTTGTGACTTAAAACTACTGTATTTTCCAACAACAACCCCAAGTACAAAAACAGATAGGAAAAAAATAATGCTTTTATTCTTGTTGAAATTTAGATTCATATACTTCTCCTTCTTTTTGTTTACTATTGCCAACAATATCAAGTTCATAAACTTTCTGCATGATATTGTTCATTAAAACTGGATTATCTCGGATAGCTATAAGCATATTATCCTTACCCTTCCAAGTTTCTCCATTAAAACAATACGTCATGTTGTTTGGCTTTTCAATAACACCCGTATTTAGGCCCATAAGAAACACTTCTTCGTGCTGGTTGATAAATCCTCTCTTGAAATCAAGAGTAAACTCACCAACCCGTCCATTGACGCCAATTGAAGAATCAATAACTTTAAACCGAATTTTATGACCTGTGGACTCTTCTTTACCAGTAACGCTCTTAATATTATCATTTTCAAATTTTTCACCGCTTATTGTTTCGCGTCCTGTTTTACCTTCGTTTCGCTCAACCATAGCAAAAAACTCGGCGTGGTGTTTAACGGCCCATGCAGATTGTAGCTTGTATTTTTTACCGCGCATAATCTCAACGGGGTCCATTTCGGCCCGAACGTGAGTACACAAGATTAGTCCAACTTCGTGCTGCCTAATAACAGGAAGGATATTAATCAGACCGTCTTGAATGGTCAGAGCTTGGTCACCAATCTGCTGTTGCATGACAGTGTCAGAGTTCATAGCGCGACGACCACGAATATTAGAAATAGAATCTATAACAATCATGCGCAGAGGAAACCCCTCGTCCATCAAGGCCTTTAAGTCTTTTGTAATTCTGTCAAAAACCAAGTCTGGGGTGTTTCCGTTGTAGATCATGATGCGCTTAGGGTCAATGCCAAAAAGAGCTAGGCTTTCTTTGTTGCCCTGAAGCTCTCCTCGAAACTCGGTGTTGAAAATAACAGCCCAGCCCTCGGGGTCCTCTTTGTGCATTTGACCGATCATGCCGTAACTAATTAGTGATTTCCCAGCTTTTGGCGGACCACCAAGCAACATTGTGTATCCACGAGGCAGCCCGTGCCCTTTGTTTCCAAAAGCCCAGTTAAGATAGGGGGACGGGGACCTAAGAACCGAAAGCGTTGGGTCTTTGTTTACATCCACAGCTCCCTCGAGCTTCATTAATTTACTATACCAATCTTTAGACATCATTCCTCCCGCTTAATATCGCCCAAAATGCCATCAATTTCTTCAAATTCCCTTGCATCAAAAGACCCCGAACTATTTAGTGGCCTGTATGCAGCGGTTCCAATTTTTGAATCAATAACAGATCGGGCGGCGTTATAGGCTCTAACAAAAACTTTGACTTTGTTTTCGAGCATGGTGTGAACTGCTGTAAGGCAGTCAATACGATCCCTGTATTGGGAACACACAGGATCCAAAGTAATAATAGCATCCCGTATGTCCTCGCTTGACTTAATACCGCTGTCTTTTAGATCTTTAAGCTTTTGTGGCATAAGGTCTATTAGAACAACGGCTCTACGATGGTCGTATTTTTGTTTTGCAACCAAGATTTCATATTGAACAGCCGCCATGTGCCGCTGGGCAATAGCGGCTGCTTCATTAAAAAAGCCCATATACTCAGCGGCGGTTCCAGCTCGGAGAGACCTAATCTCTCCGAGCCTTTTTTCCGCTTTGTAAATATCGGACATTTCTAATTGCAAAGAATCTTTGCTTTCAATATGTCCGCGAGGCAAAACTAAAACTTCATTAAGCTCAATCATCTGGTCCTCAAGAGTTCATCATGCGCTCAAATTCATCTTCTGACATATTCTCAAAGTCAAAATCTGAATATTTTTGACCGACATCTAGACCGAGATCTGAAGAAGAGGAATATCCCTCAGTTTCAGCCATAGAAAGCGCATCAAGAGCCTCTTGCTCTTCTGCACTCAAGGTTTGTTCTTTGGGCTGCTCAGGAACATTGACCTTCAAATTGCCGTTTCGATCGACGCCAACATTTATAACGCCTGATGCTCCAGTGTTTCCAAGGCTAACTCGGTCATTAAGATCCGAATTTTGTTTTTTCTCGGGTTTGGAGAAAATTTTATCAACAATTGCCGCGCGATTTTCAGGAGAAGCGTTAACAATCATTTCGATCTGCTCTACAGTAATAGGCTTGTACAAAGTGGAAAGATCGGACGCATTTCTCTTAATCTTTTCAACCACATCCGCTGTAATAGTATGCTCTTTGTACATTTTAGATCTTGGATTGTTCGGGTCTGAAACATATGCAACCTCAACCGAATAATCCGTATTGCGACCCTGACCTGTTCGAATAATATTTAAAAACAGACCATTTACGGCAATAGGGTTGATACCCTCTTCTTTTTTGAGGCGCTCAGCCAAAACTTCTATTTTGTCTTTTACAGTCTTGGGTAGGGCCAAAACACCAACTTCACCTTGGCTATTTACTGCATTTACATAGTATTTACCCGAAGCATCAATGGCAAATACGTTATTTTTATAAAAATTTTTAAGCTGCTCGTCAGTTACCTTAGTGGGATCCTTCTGATTAATAAGCTTAAGCTTTTCGTACTGAGCTTTGTTTCGAGCAACTAGCTCGCACACGGGACATTTTTGTTTAATAACCTTTGTTTTGTAATCTTTTTCTTCTACGCAAACAATAACTTTTGTACGCCCCTCAGAATTTTTAAATCCAAAATGGATTCTCCAATATTGATACCAACGACCCTCTTTAGCAAGCGACATTAGGGGCGGAAGGATTCGGTATGTGTTGGATCCGTCCTCAATCCTAAAATTGTTAAAACTTTTGCCGCCGCTCTTGCCAAATACAGGTTCACCAATTAATAGTTCTTCTTCATGTGACATTTTTTTCTCCTTCGGGTCTTATGTATTGTCTGTTGATTCATTTGACGACGTGTCATCTGTATTTTCAGACTGTTTGTTCGACCCTTTAACTTTTTTAACAATACCATCTCGAATTAAATCGGATCGTACCGTTTTTACAAATTCTTTAATATCGGGCGCTTTGTCAAAAGAATATTTGTAACCGCGTTTAAACTTATAGTTACCAATGTAAGCGTCCAAATCAGCGCCATCTGTGTTGTAAGCAGCCACAAGAATTGGGCCCGGGCTAAGATCTGTAAGTGTCATAGTAGAAATAGCTTGATTCATAACGTAATATGGCTCAATTCCGCCGGGTCCAAGAGTGGTCCTAATCACAGTCTTGGCGTTATCCTCGACAGACTGTCCTCCCAATACTGTAGTCGAAATAAGTCCAGTTTGCAAGCGCAATCCGAAAAAAGAAAGTAAGGCGTTAACTGAGGCCTGAAGAAACACAATTGCATCTAGCGGAAACTGTCCTCGAAACAAATCGGAAGTCTCTCGAGCAAAATTGTAATAAAATTCCTGCGCATTGATTGCTGGGACATTATTGGCAGATAGGTCGGCTGCCAATTTGCTTTCTGATTCTTTGTCTTTGGTATCAATAACGAGAACAATCATGTCTTCTCTTACTGAGTTAAGAAGATCCTTGTTAAGTTTATCTAGCTCCATTCTAGCTTGAGTTTTAACGCCCTCAAGGGCGGATGCCGTCAATACACTTCCTTCTGGCTGGTCAATAATTTTTTTTAATTCTTTGATTTTTTGGATTATTTCTGATCTTGTCATTTTTGTTTACTCCTGTGATTATTGTACATCATATTAAGATATTTATGTCCTTAATTCCTAATTGTTTATTTTTTTTGTTATAAGTGTATATAATTTCTACAATATGGTTTTTAAATCCTGTGGGTGCGGTATCTTCGCCCCTCGGGGGCCAAACAACCAGCTCCTCAAAAGTTCCACCTGTGTCAACGAGAAGAGATGTCATCTGTTTGGTTTTTGAGGCGTACTGACGGGTGCTTTCATCTACAACGTAAGAAATTGTTGCAATAGTACCTTCCATTTCATCTTGCATTTTCTGGTTATTAGATAATATCTGTGCAATTCTGGGAAGCTGATTCCCATCATAGTACCTAAGCACACCTTTTTCTACCTTTTTAACCCACGGAGACATTTCATTAGACGGGGGTTTAACTCCAATTTTGGGCAAGATCATTTTTCTAAGATCCGCAGAAACAACCGTAATAAGCTTTTTCTTGATTATAAACTGATCCACGGTGTTGAGATTCCTGTATAAATCAGGAACAGGATCGACTTTGCTTTTACCCTCAATTTCAGCTTTAATTTTCATGTATTCGTAAATTTTGTCCTCGAGTCCAGTAGACTGGTCAAAAAAAGAGTCTAAGACCCCCGAAGCAATTAGTCCGCAAACGACACCCTGATTTACAGCTCTTCCAATCGACTTAGTCTTGGCTACAAATTCTCTCAGGTTTTTATATGGTCTGCCCTCTACAATTTGCTCATAAGCCTTGGGGCCAATTCCATTTAGAATATTCAATGGCGAGCAAATTCTATTGTTTCGGATCGTAAAAGTAGAATCAAAAGAATTTATATTGGGCAAATCAACTAGATGACCACAATAGGGCCAAAATTTAGGAAGTTCGTTCTTTGTTGCGTTTCTTAATACAGCGGTCCACCATTCAAGCTCAAATTTTGTCTTAAGGTATTGGCACGCATAAGATATATAAGCGTATGATATCGCATGGGATTTGTTGAATGAATACCGACTTGCGGCCATAATTTGGGATACCAATAGATCAACTTGCTTTTCGGTCCAGCCGCGCTCAACACATTTAATTTTTAATCGACTGGTTGCTTCTTTTAGTTCTTTTTCTTTCTTTTTACCAATAGCTCTCCGAACAGCTTCCGCTTCTTCCTCGGAATATCCCGCCAAGTCCCTAAAAATCCTAATTTGCTGCTCCTGAAAAAGCTGAACCCCATAAGTATCTTTTAAAATTGGCTCAAGATCTGGATGAACGTAAGAAATAGGCTCTTCCCCAAGAGCCCGAGAAACATACAAATCAGCCAGCGTCCTGTCTGTTCCATCTCCAGCAGGCGCATCCAAACACCCCGGGCGGCACAATGCCTGTATGTTTGCAATTTCATCTATTGACTTGGGTTTTAATTTAATAACAAAAGGCGCTACTGTAGCTGTGTGCAATTGAAAAACGGTTTCATTTTTTCCGTCCCCAATAGCTTTGTACACATCTTTATCGCTGGGCAAATTAAAAATATCAATATCAATACCTTTTGTTTCTTTGATAATTTTTAAGCAGTTTGAAATATCGTTAAGCGTATTAACGCCCAAAAGATCATATTTCACAAGACCTGCCGCTTCGACCCAAGCAGGAGATGGGCCTGTAACAATAGAATTACCTGCTGTGGTGATTGGAACATAGTCTGATACAGGGGTGGGTGTAATGACAAGGCCACAAGCGTGGCCTGATTTTTGCCTTAAAACACCAAGACTTTTAACAATTACGTCCCATATCTTGGGGTTGTCAACGGAATACTGATGTAGCTCGGGCATGGTTTCAATAACACCCGGAATGTGCCCCTCTTCGCTTTCTTTGCCAAAAACGTATTCGTATTCATCCATTCCTTGAGGCGGGTTTGGAATTGATGTGCATAGTTTCTCAGTCTCTGGCCTAACCTTACCAAGGATGGCACGCTCGGCATCTTTAATTGCTGATTTAATTTTAGACATCACGTCAATGGAAATTTGATAAATCCTGTTCTGGTATTTATCTTTTAAATAAGCAAGCGCAGATGATCGATCCCCCACGTCCATATCAAGGTCTGGCAGTGTATTAGCCTGAATACGGCCTTTACTAATAAAACGAGCAAAAGACAGATCATGCTTGAGGGGGTTAATGTTTGAAATCCCAAGAAGATAAACCAAAAAAGAGCCGCCAGCAGATCCTCTTAAGTTTGTCAGCAGATTTTGTTCGCGGGCCCAATTGGAGAAGTCAATAAAAGGCTCAAAATAAGGCAAAACGTCAATTTTACCGTTCTTATGGAGAACAGATATTTCAAGCTTTAAACGCTCTACCATTTGGGGATTGGACCAATCCATTCGCCCCATTTTTTTAATCTGGGAAAGGCACATTGCCATAGAGTCCGAAACATTCGGCAGAACCCAACGGTCTTCGTTTGTTTTTAATCTAAAATCTTTAAATTCTTCAACCCAATCGTAATTATTTTGAATCAGCTCCTGAATTGTGGCCTCTGATATTTTTTTGGAAATTAAGAAATTGACAATATCCGCCGATGTCATTACTGGTTTTCTAGTACCTGCGCGGTCCTTAAGTTTTAGATTTTCACTTTTCATATTTTGGACCACAATGTCATTTGGGTCGGCGTACTGAAAATCCATACTAATAACTGGCTTAATACCAAGTGTTTTTGAGCAAAGTAATAAAAATGTATTTAAAGCCCTTTGATAGTCCCCATCTGGGCTCATTTGATTTGGCTCAAACTCTTTGTAAAAAGCCGGACGAATTATTTCCTGCTTTTTAAAATCGTACATTGGGGGGACCCAGTACCGTTTAATTTCGTGTGGAATTATTTCAGATCTTAGATTTTCTCCAAATTTGTTTTTAAGAAAAAGAATAGCCTTTTTAGCTAGGTCAAAATTACCGTCTTCAATTCTTTTTCCAACAATACCACCAAGACCACCGGTTCCAACAATAATATCGTCTTTAATGTTTTCTAAAAAATCCCAAGAAAAAAGGGTGTGAGATCTTACGCCAGAAGTGATTAGAATAGCCTCAGATTCAGACCACCCACATACCGCCTTAAAAGCTTTTTCATTTTTAAATTGAATGGTTATAAGGGCTGTGTCATCTGTTTTTTGTGAAAAAGGGTCTAAAACATATCCTTGTATTCCAATAATTGGCTTTATTCCATGTTTTTGGGCTTTTACATAAAATTCAAAAGCCCCATTTAAGTTGCCAATCTCGGCCATGCACACAGCCGGAACAGAATCGGATTTTAATTTGGAAAGAATGTCATCAACCGATGACGCGCCAACCGCCGAATAATGGCTACAGCCAAGAAAGCAGGGAATTGGCCTAATATTATTCATTAAATCTCCGTAATTAGTTTTCTGCGCTTCATTGCATCTTCAACCATGTGCTTATAAACTTCAATATTGATAATAACATCCGTTTTTTCGTTGTGCAAGTCCCCCCTTACACGTATTCCGTAAAACTCAGCTAACTTACCTAGGCTACGTGACATCATTGATGAGTCTGGTATTGCCCCGACATCACAAAGAAATTCTGCAATCACAACGGTATCTATAGGAATGGAACGACAATATTTTTCCCATTCTTTTTTATCCATAAGATACTGATTAATAAAGCCAATATCAAAAAGGGGATTTTGGCCTGCTGGACGTAGTTTTTCTTCCAAGGAGTGTTTTTCTAAAAACCTACGCAAAATATCGGAACCCTCGCTGTAAGTAATAGCAATTTTAGAATGATCTTCAAGTTTAATTTTGTTGACGGCGAGAGCCCTTTCCGAACACTTAAAAGCACCGTCTTCGGGTTTTAGTTTTAAGGAAAGTTCGTCAA